ATGGAAATAGTTATCAAGCTTTCTCAATTTTTATTGAGCTTATCATTACTAATTATACTACACGAATTAGGACATTTTATTCCTTCCAAAATATTTAAAACTAGAGTAGAAAAATTCTACTTGTTTTTTGACGTCAAATATTCTTTGTTCAAAAAGAAAATTGGCGAAACCGAGTATGGAATTGGTTGGTTGCCTTTGGGTGGCTATGTAAAAATATCAGGGATGATTGACGAAAGTATGGACAAGGAACAAATGGCTTTGCCTCCACAACCTTGGGAATTTCGTTCTAAACCTGCTTGGCAACGTTTGATTATTATGTTGGGCGGTGTTACCGTTAACTTTATCTTAGCGTTTATCATTTATATAGGAATGGCATTTAGCTATGGTGATAATTATATTGATAACAGCTCTTTAAATGATGGTATTTGGGTTACTAGTCCTGTCGTAGAAAATGCAGGAATCAAAACTGGAGATCAAATTGTATCGATTGATGGTAAAAAAGTAGAACGATTTGTTCCCTCAGTATCTATGGATATTTTAACCTCAAAAGTTGTCCTTGTTAAAAGAAATGGCGAGGAAATGACAATCAATATGCCCGTAAATTTTATTGGTAAATTTTTAGATTCCGATAAAAAAGGGGTGATTACTTTAAGAATGCCTTTTGTAGTGGGCGCGCTTTCTGATACTTCTAAAAATAAAGAAGTTTTAAAACCAAAAGATATGATTGTTTCTTTAAATGGAACTCCTATAAAATATTTTGATCAAGCCGCTGTCGTTTTAAAGTCCAATAAAGGCAAAAAAATACCTGCTGTAGTTTTAAGAAATCTAAAAGAAACTCCTATTACGGTTGAAGTCAATAACGAAGGCAAATTAGGTGTTGGTTTGGGATCTTTGACAGAGGATAACCTGGAGAAATTAGGCTATTATAAATTTAGCAAAGAAAACTATAGCTTTATTGAATCAATACCTGTAGGACTCGAAAAAGGAAAAGACCAGCTAATGGGTTATGGAAAACAGTTAAAATTGATTTTCAATCCAGACACAGGTGCTTATAAAGGGGTGGGTGGATTTGCAGCAATTTTTAACATTTTCCCAAGCAGTTGGAGCTGGGAAGTGTTCTGGAATATTACCGCTTTGTTGTCGATAATGCTAGGAGTAATGAATTTATTGCCTATTCCAGCACTTGATGGTGGCCATGTGGTGTTTTTGTTATACGAAATGATTAGCGGCAGAAAACCAAGTGACAAGTTCTTAGAGAATGCTCAAATGGTTGGTTTCTTTCTACTTATCGCTTTGTTGTTGTTTGCCAATGGGAATGACATCTACAAGGCAATTGTAGGGAAATAATTTTTTTCGATATTTTTTTCAATTTTGTTTGCAAAAATTAAATTTAGCACTATATTTGCAACCGCTTAAACAAACAACAATTACTAGTTAAAGCGACACCAAACGTTCATTCAAAGACAAGAATAATAAATACAGTTTCCTTCTTAGCTCAGTTGGTTAGAGCATCTGACTGTTAATCAGAGGGTCCTTGGTTCGAGCCCAAGAGAGGGAGCAAAACGGCAATCCAACACCACAAAGGATTGCCGTTTATTTTTTTAACAAACATCAGCATTGTAGCATCATTATCGTCCATAAAAACGTCAATAATTTTTTGCTACAAAAATGAAAAACAACAAAATCCTTTTACCAAATGGTTGCTCTTGCAGTACACCTTCAGTTAATCCAAAAAACTGGAAAACTTGTAATAAGTCAGCTCTGAAAAAAGACTGGCAAATTCAATATTATTTCTACGATCCTGAATTTCCTAAACCAACTCACCCAGTAGTCATAAAAGGAATGAACTCTTATCGCGATTTGGATAATAGAAGAAATGTAACCAAAACAATTTTAGAAGATGAGTTAAACGCTCTCAAGAATTTAGGTTACAATCCATATACTAAAAAATATATAGCGGCTAAACCTGAAAAGCCAAAAGGAATAATGCACCCTGATTTATTAATCATTGAAGCTTTCCGATTAGCTCATTCAAAAATTAAAGGATCTCCTGAGCACCTGAAGCAAATTGAATATGCTATTAATCGATTTGAGAAGGCAGTAAAGAAGCTTCGAATGTCTGAAATTACTATTTACAAATTCCGTAGAAGTGAACTCAAAGAAATTTTTGATTTCCTCAACCTAACCGATAACTATTTCAACAAGTTCAAAGCTTACTTTTCAAGTCTATTCAAAGAATTAATTGAATACGAATGCTGCGAAACTAATTTAACCCGGGACATCCAAAAAAGAGTAATTGTAAAGAATCAACGCGAAGTTCTCGAGATGGATTCTTTGGACTTGGTTCTGGAGCACCTAAGAGTTAATCATTATGAATTTTACCGTTATGGGAAAGTGTTTTTTTATTCCGGAGCAAGAAGTACAGAGTTGTTTACAGTTCAAAGAAAACATATTAGATTGGAAAAACAGGAATATGACGTCCTGATTAAGAAAGGAAAGCAGTATGTTTGGGAAACTAAAATCATAATTAAAAATGCAATCCCGTTTTGGACTGAAATTATCCAAATGTGTAAATCAAAAGACGACTTTCTTTTTTCGTATGGATTAGTTCCAGGACCTGAAAAGAATTGCGCTAAACAAATTACAATTCGCTGGAGAACTCACGTAAAAAATAAGATAGTAATCAAAGATGGAGCTATTCGATTAAAGGCAGAATTAGACAAAGAAAATGATTTTGAGTACGAAAGTATAACCGCGGACTTTTATTCAATGAAACACAACTTTCTGGACTTGTTAGACTCAATTAATGATACAGAAATCAATACAGCAAAAGAAATGGCAAGCCACAGAACTGATAAAATTACTCATGGGGTTTATACCACTGGCAGAACCAAAAGAAAAAATGAAATTTTGAAAAGAATAACGGTTTAATAAATTTGCATATATGACAATAGTAGACTTTTTAATTTCGGCAGCGGCTTTCATTTTTCTTGCTTGTTTTTTGTGGTTTAAATTAAAAAGCAAACCAAGTGACAAGTATCACAATGAGAGTTGGAGAAATAGACATAAATAAAAAAGCAGTCCATCTCTGAACTGCTTTCCCAACTAACCAAAAAACCAAAAACTAACTTAATTTGTGAGCGAACAATTTTATAACGGTATCAACAGTTATAAATCTTGCTACGAATCGAAGGATAAAACCCGCATTCGTTGTGGCTTTACTTTCTGAATAAGTTTTGGCGGCATCATCCAAAACTACTTTTACTAAGGGCGGCATTTCTTTTGACATTTTATATTGATTTTAAATAATTTAATTCATTCATCCTTCTATTTCTATTGTCCATTAACTTCAAAATCCTTTCAATTTCTGCAAAATCTTTAGGGTTTTCATTGAATTGTGCTACAATAAGGCGTTTCTTTTGAAACCACCCAGTGCCATAGTTCCAGGCAATAGAAAATAAAACATTCCATTCTTTTCTAGTTAACTCACGGTCTAGGCAACTATTTACATCTTTCTCGAATTCTACTGCACGTGCATAAAATTCATTTTCTGATTGTGCCTGTGTGATAACGTCACCTTGTTTAACCGCTTTTCCATTTGCATAGAAACAAAGTCCAGGGCCTATTGTCCATTTACCAGCTGTACACTTGTAAGCTTTTAGTTTTTCTCCTTCGATTAATGGCGATCGAATGAAATCGTATGTTGACTTATCAGCTTTCATCATTTTGCTTTTTACTAAGTTTCAGAATTAATAGTTTGTGCATTGGTAAAAGAAAATAGACCGCAAAATCACTTTCATTTCCTTCTTTGTCTACATTTATAGCGATAAGATTTTCAATTATTGATTTGAATTCAACATAGCAAGCTCCGCAAGTAACTGTGCTCAATGAAAACAATAACATGTTAGTAAATTGCTTGTCATTATCGGCAATATTGATAATATTAGCCAAAACAACGAGCGACAAAATGAAAATAAGATAAGTTGAACCTTTGTCGAAAGTATCTCGCAATCCTCTTGAAGTTGTGGCATTTCCTGCCTTGTTTGCCTTAGTGACTCCTGTTATTAAATCGAAAAACATTAAAAAAAGCAAGCCTATAAGTAGAATAGGTTTCGGATATACTAATTGGGATATAATTTCATTCATAAGTTATCTTGTTAGGTTATTTAATTTTAAATTTATAAGGTCTACATCCAACAATGCAGTAGCTGTTGAACCACTATTGGTAACAACAAAACCAACGTTCATCAACGTTGAATTTGACGGGATATTAGTTGTAATTGGAGCGCTAGTAGCTATTAAAGCTCCTACATTATTAAATAGTTCTGCAACAACACTTGTAGCAGTTGGATTGACAGTAACTCTAAGTTTGTACCAGTTATTTAAAGATAAAGTACCAACTGTTACACTTGTTCTATTGCCAGCATTAGCAGTTTTTAAAGCTAAGGCTCCTGAATTTGCATATTCACAATAAATTCCATTAGTAGCATCGATGGAGGAAAATGCGTCCATTTCGCCAAATCTAAAAGTTGTATTTGTGAACGTTAAAGGATTGATGATTTCGGTAAAAACCTCACCGCCTTTAAGTTTCATATTAGTTCCTGCGTTCTTGACTTGATAACCACTGTTTGGTGTTGTTGACGATGTTACTCTACCTACTCCTGGATTGTTAACCGTGACATTCGTAGTATTACTTGCAAAAGTTCCTGAAAGAATTGAAGCAAGAGTCCAATTGCTGTCACCGGCAATGTTTAGAAAATCATGTGTAACGTAAATTGAATTCTCATCTTGGTCTCCAGTGTTACTTCCACTTAAAGTTATAATTCCTAAAATTGTTCTAATTCTTGCAGCATCAAAATAAGATAAAATAGCACTCCAAACAGGAAACTTTACACTACTCGCACTTTCAGAAGTTGACGTAGATTTGTTGCTTGCATCTTCTTTACTCGAAGCTAAACCACTGTATAATGAGTTAGCGGCATTGTCACCTGTATTACTTCCGCTAGAAGTTCCACTTCCACTTGGCGCACCAACTTGAGAAGCGGTTACGTTATGTGGATTAGAATTGCTTGACAAATGACCTAATAAACTTGCTCCATTAGTAGCTATCCAGTTGTAAGCTGATATGAAATTTGACTTTAAAATATCAGTCAATGAGTTTGTGTCCGCATTGCTTTCATATTTGCTTTTGATACTTGCTGGAGTTTCTGCAGTAGAACTTCCTAATTGCTTTACCCAAATATTATCGTTGTCATCCCAAATGTATCCAATCACATCGCTTCCAACTCCTAAATCTACTGCTGCATAATCTCCAATGATACCAGTAATAGCACTTAACAATACTTCGCTAGTAAATTTTCCTCTAAAATGATTACCGTCTAACGCTGCAAGTTTCGTCTTCTCTTCATCTGTGTATCTTAGCTTGGCTCTTGTGTCAGTTAATGAATCAGAATACAAGCTAAGACCTAATTCTTTATCTACTTTATTTCCTAAATCTACTTCGTTTGTTGAGTTATCAAAATTGAAAACATCAGCCAAACGTTCTATTTCAGTATCGTCAATAAGTGATTTTCCTGAAACTTTGTCAACTTTATTAGCTAATAAACTATCTGCTTCAGATTGTGTGTAAGCGTCAGTGTCGCCAGTATCTCCTTTGTCGCCTTTGTCACCCTTTTCCCCTTGAATACCTTGTTCTCCAGTGTCACCTTTTAGTCCATCAATACCATCTTTTTTCAAATCGACAGTAACGATCATTTTTTCGCCTGAGTTTCCAAAGACGATGTCTGGTGAATCTGTGGTAATTTCTACTATCATTTTACAATATTTAAAAGTCCTTTGAAAATTACCCTTTTGGTTGTCGTACTCACAATTTCGTAATAATTGGCAGTAGCTGTCAATCCTTGAATTTTTGGATTAATCACTAAATGCATGCGCTTTTCAACCACGGTCAAAGCATTTGTTGGTTTTACAAATCTGTTTTTTTGAGCAGAATTGTAGACCACAAATTCAAAATCACCAGTCCAATTTTCGCTAGCTGTGAAATAGATATTAACTTGCTCTTCAAATCCAACAGGAGAAATATCAATCGTCGAAGCAATAGAAGGGTCTAAGGTTATTTTTGATTCCATTTTTTTAGTTATAAACTCTTATTTCGATTGGTGTACTTTGTAATAAAGTATCATAAGCTACTCCATCTAGACTAGTTCTTAAAACAATTGCACCTTCTTCAATATTTATTGCAGAATTGTAAGTCCCTATGTTGCCTCCAAATTGATTTAACAAACAAAAAGTTTTATTAATATCAAAAGGATTCTCATTTACACTATACATTCCAACACCTTGATAATTAAAAGTAATTGCATATCCCAATGTATTTTCAAGAACTGTAGCAACGGGCGCATCCGTTCCTGATTGTGTTAATAATGCTGTGTAGACTTTGTAAGGTCTTAAATTTGCTAAATCTTGCATAGTTGCCAAAACATAGTTACCGTTTGGTTTTGCAGGAATTTTAAAAATAGCCTCAGTACCTATTGGCTCTTCAAAACATAATTTTGATAAAAAACTTAGATCTCCAGGATTCAATTTTATTTGAGAAAACAAAGCTTCGCCACTTTCACAACCAATAATAGCCGCCAAGTTTCCAAAGGAACTGCAAAAAGTTGCTTTGCTGTAAAATTCCTCAGATTCTACTCTTACGTAAGCATTGCTATTATTTGCTGTTAAATTTTCTATAAATGCAACTCCTCCATTATTGATTATAGTTTGTAAATCCTGACTCTGAAATAATGAAAGTAAAAGATTCCTTAAAATAGCTGGAGTAATATCTTTTGTATTATTGTCCTCTAAATTGGTGTTGATTAAATCAATTAATTCTTGTGCTGTCATCTTGTAATGTGGTTTAGTTTAAAAGTTCTTCTTTGCGATTGTACACAGTCATATTGCCTAAAAAGTGGATATAAATTTGAATTTCTAACCAAATAATTCTCAACTTGAGCCCAGTATTGCATTGCTGTTTGCTGGTGTAATTTGTAGCTTTCTTTTTTGTCGGTTCTGCTCACAGCTGTCGAATCTTGACTTTCTTTTTGAACCATTCCGAAAGGAGTATCAGTCACACTCCCGTGCATCATATATCTTGCAAAAGCAAAGTCAATTAATACTCTTTTTATTCCAGGGCTTTTTATTGTTTGCTTATCATACTGATATAGCTTTTCTTCCAATAAATCTACATAATCAGTTGGGTTCTCTTTGACAGCAAAATAAAATTTCTCTCCCAGTAATGGCAAAAGGTCTAAAAGTTCCGCATCTTCAATAAATGGATCTATTTTTGCATCAGCAACAGATTTTGAAATCTGTCTTTTTGAAGCAATATCTGTTTTAGTTATTAATTGGCTCATTGATTTTTACATTTTCGATTAATGGTAAAATTTTTAATCCGGCTGCTGGCATTATAAACCCTTCAAATTTTTCAAGCAATGGTTTTAATACATCAGTTTCAATTGTATCTCTATCCTCTTCAGTTTGGTCCTGATAGAATAGTTTTGCCTGTTTTAGCATCTCACCTGAATTTCCAAAGACTGAACTTTCATTATTCTCAATCAAAATGCTTGGAATGTTTCCAAATGCTTTTCTAATATTGTTGGCGGTTGATTTTTCAGTATATTCGAAAAGTTTGTCATTAATATTAGTGTTGACATCTATAAAATTGATGATTTTTTTAATATCGTCTCCTTCAAATTCCATCTCCAGGTGCAACATTCCGTCTGCATTGTCAGCGCCTATAAAACTTTGCATTGAGTTTCTGAAATTGGTTCTTTCAGTCTCTACATATCTTTTTTCTAGAAGTTGATCATCCGTAAGTAAATTATCAGGATGCCTTAAGTCTTCACCAAGCATCGGAGGTGTAACAACTATCTTTTTGCCAAAGAAACCTTTGCGTAAAGAAGTGTTTTTGAAAACACTACTCATCTTTTCTGAATCAGCATCATCGATTACATTGTCAATGTGCGCTAATGGGTAGATAGTTTCTTCAGGATTGAAAAAGAATACTTGACCTTTGTATTTTGTAATGTCTCCAGCTTTTTTTATCTGAGCTTCAATAACTTTTGGATCTGAATTGTAAACATCAATTGCATCAAACTTCTTTTTGTCGACAGCTCCGTTTAATCCGTCAAAATTGTCATAAACTATGATTTTTCCATTGTAATGTTTATCATCTTTTTTTCCAACTCGACAATGACCGAAAGGCAATACATCTAAACTTATGATTTTGAAGTTTAGGTTATAATTGACGTGAATGAATACACCGTTTTGATAGGAATATGAATGAGCCAATTTGGTAAAGAACTTTCTTAAAGTGATTCCTAATGTTTTATTTACAATGAAATTATTTAAGACATCTCCAAATCCTTTCCCAACAACATACTTTCGAAATAATTTGGCAGCGGGTTTGGCTGTGGCAGAATTATTAATGATTCGCTCCACACGCTCTGGATAGTTATTGTCTATCCCATTATGATAAACGCCTAATTGTTTATCAAACTTTATTAGGCGTTTAGCTAATTCAAATAATTTTACTGAAATTAATTTCGGTTGCATAGTTTATTTTTTACACCGTTGGAGTTTCAGGGCCTGGAGTAACATCTATTGGATCCTTTACTTCCAATTCACCAGATGGAACAATTGGAACAATTGGTTTTGGATTCACAAGAGTTTCCAAAGCTTCTTTTTCTTCAGCTGTAAGCTTCTCGAACTTATCTTCAAAACCTTTTACTGAAGCTGCTTTAGTTTCAATTTTTGCTTCTTTGAATAAGTCTTTAGTTTGTTCAACTGTGAATTTTTTACCAAACAATTCAACTAATTCAGTAGTTGGAACAATTGGTTTTGGATTTTTCAATTCTTCCAAATTTTCAGGAAGAGTTGCAAACAAATCTTCTCCTTTTGGATGGTTCTCTAGCAATTCAAGTGCAGACTCATCCGTTAGATTTGCATTGTTGAAATATTTTTGGCTTCCATGAAGCGTGATATTATCATAAATTGGTTTTAAAGAAAAACCACTATTTTTTACTTTTGTCATTGTTTCTAATTTTTTTATAAAGTTTTGGTATTTTACTGTGAAGTCGTTGCAAGCTGGACAAATTTCACTTCTCATAACTTGCTTATAATCTTTTGCAAACAAAGAAATCAAGCGATTTCCATTCTCATCTTTTCCTGATTGAATTTCCTTCGCTTGATATTTTTTCCATTTTTCTAACATTTTATTAGCTGAATCCGTTACTAAATCCGTCTGAAAATGCCCCCTCGCCCGGAGGCTCTATAAATTTGAGAACTTGTTATTGAAAGCTGTCAAACTTGTGGCATAATCAGTATCTCGAAAGATGTGAGGTAAGTATGGTTCTTTAAATTTACCCGGTGTAGACAAGCTCATTGTGATTACACCATCGGCTGAATCGTCTTTCATTTCTGAGATCATCAATCCGAATTTCAAACCAAAGAATAAGAAGGCGTGTTTGTTGTCAATACCTTTCCATTTTCTTTCTAATACTGCATAAACTTTCGCTCCAGCAACGTATTTGTTTACTTCATTTCTGATTTCTTCTGAAGGGTCAAAAATCTTAACCCCCGTGATTGAATGCTTCACTCCATCTTCTGAATTGTCATCAGCAACTAAAGAATTTGTGTAATTCATAATTTGCTTAATACCTTCGATTTCATATCCAATTTTACCAGTAACCAACTCTAATCCTGTGATAAGAGCGTTTGGTAGTACAGCATCGAAAGTGATACCCGAAGCCAATAAATCAGCTTCGTTTATCAATACCAATCTTTGTTCAATTCCTTGAACTGATCTATTGTTACAATCGTAAACAATATTTTCGCCTATTTTAGCGCATATACTCATAATTTCTAATTTTAAAGATTAATATGCAGCTACCGCCATGTATGGTTGCAAGAATTTAGCATCCAACATAAAAGCGAAATCGGTGATATTTTGTTTTCCGATTGGGTCATAAAATGAAGTCAACGTGTTCAAGTCTTCAAGTGCTGGAGTTCCGATAGGAATGTTCGTTGCAACTGTCATCAATGCTCTATTTGGAAGATGGTATTTTGTACCATTATCAAAATAAGCCTGAATATCTGCTTGCCAATCGTAACGGGTAACGATTTCAATGTTTCTGTACACATCTTTTAATCCACCATTTTCAGCGTTTGCTAACGTGAAAACCAAAGATTTGTCCTCTTTGTAATCGGCCCAGTTTTGAGCGATTTCAGGAGTTACGTGCAAGAACAATTTTTCACCGTTTCCGATTGCTTGTTTCAAGCGGCTATCTGCTTTATTCCACATTTTTCGGAATAATTGTAAAGCAAAATCAGTTGCATATGTAGCTTGTAAAACATAAGTCGCGGTTGCATTTTGTGCAATAGCTACATAGTTTGGAGCTGTAGTTGGAATATCAATTGAAATGATTTGTTTCCAAAGTCCATCAATTACATTGAAATAAGCTGCATCTATTCCATTTTTCAAATAACCTCCATCAACAACATTTTCAATTGTTTTATCATCAAACCAAACTTTACGATTAATCATAAGTCGCAAAGCTCCTTCGATTAATGTGAAAATCACGCCTTCTTCTTCGCTTCCAATGTTATCAAAGAAATCAGGATTGATTTTTTGTTTACGTTTGAAACCCTTGAACAAACGATTTGCATCTTTCGCACAATTTTTGAAACGATCTTCAATCATTTCTGGAGTCCAGAATTTCTCTGTAAAAGTTACAGTTCCTTCGTTTGCCTCTGGCGCACATCCAGTTGATTTTTTACCTACAAGTCCCAAAGTTCCAACGAATGGAATTTGTTCTTTATAGAAAATACCTGTTTGGATATCATGGTATTTTTGAAGCTCTCCTGTTTCAAGTAATGTCTCAAAAATAAATTTTGATAACTCTTGTGCTTCTACTGGATTAAGCGTTAATGCGCTTACGTCTAATAAATTCATAATTTTTTATTTTAAAGATTATTTTTTCTTAATTGGAGTTCTAGTAGTTCCTTCTGAATTTTTACCTTCAGTAGCTCCTCCTTCTTGATTTCCATTTTTATCTGCTTTATAAGCATAAGTAGAACCTACTGATTTTTTCAAACCATCGAATTCTGTTTTCAAAGCTTTGATAGCCGTTGTAGCTTCTTTCAAATCATTTGCCTGAGTTGAATTTTGAGTTTTTAAAGTCTCAATCTCAGCTTTCAAATCTGCATTTTCTTGTTTCAAAGCTTCTGTTTCAGCTCCTTCTTCAGCTGCTGTTGCAACTTCAGCAACCTCTCCGTTTAAGAATGAGATTGTAATATTTTCCAATGATGGGAAAACATAGTCTCCGTCTGGAATTGGACTTCCGTCTAGCGTGGCTTTGTCTCCAATTTTAGGAGTGTCACCATCGGCTAAATCAGTGAAATCAATTTCTTGTGCATTGGCATCTTGTAGAACCAAAGCAACTGGCTTTGTTCTACCAGTAAGTTTATTCAGGATTTTTTGTAAAATTCCTTCTGACTTTTCGAACTTTTCATCAAGTTCTTTTTTAGTGTAATTCATATTATCGGGTTTAAAATTTTCCTTTTTAAAAAGAGCTACTGCTTTTATTTGCCCAACGATTTCAGTAATAAAACCATTAGCAATTGCCTCTTCAGCAGTAAATGAGGTTTCAACTTTCATCAGGTTAAGAATAGTTTCTTTTGATAAATTCGATTTAGTTGCATAGAACTCAGAAATTTTATTTTCAATAGTTTCTAATTCATCTGCATACTTTCTCATTTCTTCTTTTTCTCCGCCAACAACTCCCCAGGGGTTGTGAATAAAAAAAGTAGAGTTAGCAGTCATTTGTCTTTTGTCTCCAGCAAGCGCCGGAACTGTAGCAATTGAAGCGCACATTCCTTCAATGATTGTCGTAATTGGTTTACCTTGACTTTTTAGGAAGTCATGAATAGCGAAACCTTCAGTAACATCGCCACCTTCAGAATGGATGTGAACTATAATTTCTTCAAAACCTGCCTGATTTTCAAGTTGATTTTTGATAGATTTTAAATTTACATAGCCATAATCATCAGCACAATTGTCCTGATTATAGTCTATAATACCGTAAATGTAAACGTGTGCTATTTTCATACTTCAAAATTACTTTCAGTAACTAGGAGTAATTCGCCAATGTTTTGTCAAAAATTCTTATATTTGTGTTATGCTTAAAGCTTTGATTTATATCACACTACTAATTTTATTCTTTGCAATTGTCATCCGACAGATTGCAAAATTTGTATTGCTAAAATTTTACAGTGAAAAACCAAAAGAAAAATTGAATCCTTACATCGAATACCATAAAATGAAAATGGTAAATGATGACAACTACGAGGAATATTTGGAGTGGACTAAAAATAAAGAGGTTTACGGAACTCCTTTAGAAAAGGTTGAAGCTCCTGACGAAAAAGAAGCTAGTGTAAAAGTTAGGCAGTTGATACCTAGACGAAAATTTACTGATGATGATAAATTATTTTGAATCTTCCATCACTTTAATAATTCTGTAGATTGTTCTTTCCGGTGTTTTTGTATCGATGGAAGTATTTGTAATTGCTTGAGCTTTTTTAACCGTTTTCAATTCCTTGAGATATACTTCATAAATCATTTTGTGCCCAGCAATAGTTATAGAGACAATTCCTTGCTTAACTAATTTGTCAAGTAAATTCACGTCTTCTAATTGCTGGAGAATTTTATACATCCTTACAAATATAGTAATATAAATTATTACTGACTAATCAAATTTTTTTACCAAAGTCCAATCGGACAATGATAATCTTTACTCCTAGTTGCAGTTGATAATGGACAATTGCAAACGCCACATTTCAATCCTTGAATTTCTTTTATTTCAAAGTCTGTTAATAATATTTCGAAAGTTCCGTGTTCTGCTTTATCACAAGCTGAACAGATAGCAGCTCTTTCTTTTGCAAGTTCTAAAGCGATTGGATCATTAATTAAATATGATTTCCAACCGCTATAAATATCTTTTAAACTTCCCATAATTAATGATTGGCACCAGCAACTACTTGTGCATAGTTTCCTTGTCCGTAATTGATATCTGTTACTGCAACAACTGGCGATGGCAAACTCATATTGGCTTGACTAATTTTCATTGCCAGCAAATCATAGTCAATACCTAAACTTACATTTGGATTTAGAAAGCTTTGTTGAGTAACAATTCCACCACTGGCAAATACATTAGGCTGAGTAATACTTGAACCACTCGGATAAGCATTGTTGAAATTCATAAAAGCCCGGGCGGCATTTCTATTCATAACCCCTATCAGTTCGCCTTGTTCTGCTTCAAATCTGGTTCCGTCTTCGCCAACAAATTTAGTTCCGCCATCACTATGTCGGTTGCCGCCGATTTCTTGAAGTCCGCCTTTTTCAAATTTAATTTTATTAATTGATGCTACATTTGCCAATCCACCGAGTACAGCTGTGGCTGCTGCAATTGTACCTCTAACAGGACTATCCACTGTAGGTATCGGTAAAAATTGAGAATAATAAGCTTTGTTTGCGCTTGCATAGGTATCCGCCAATGCCAATGCCGTAGATAATGCTTTACTTTTTCCAAACAATCCTTGGGCTGCATTTCCTAATCCTGAATATAAATCAATAGTACTTTTTAATTGACTAGCTTTTTCATAATCATCTAGTACTTTTAATTTTCTTTTTGATATTGCTACTTTATCATCATATTGTTGTTGAGTTAGTAACTTTTTATTAAGAGCTTCTTGTAACTGTAAATTTTCAGAGTCAAAAGCTATTTGATTATTTAGCAAACGCTGCTCTAATTCAGTTTGCGAATTTGCTAAATCAATTTCATTTTGTGCTTGTAATTGAGATGCTTTTTGCTGTTTTACTTGCTCATCAAAAGCATCTTGATTAGCTTTATTTTGATTTCTAAATTCTGATTCTAAATTATTTTTAGCTGTTAAAAACTCAATATCATTATTTGAAAGCTCCTCATTGTTAGCAATCTTCAAATCAATTATGTCTTGATTTGTTTTCTTTTCTTGCTCAATAAGATTAAGCTTGTCAAGTTTTATAGATTCTAATCGTTTTGATTCCTCATCAATTAAAGCCTGAGAAAGTAATTTTTTAGAGTCTAGCTTCGAAACATTTTCAGAAATGAATAAATCTAGTTCTGCCTTTGAATGATTTAAAAGTAACTGAGTTTGTTTTAACGCAGTTTCATTCGTGATGGTAATTATATCTTCATCATATTTTGCCTTAGATATTTTGCCATAGGCATATTCTTTGTCCAGGATCGCAATTCTTTTTTGACTGGAAGTTTCTTCGAAAGCAATTGATTGTTCAAGTGTTTTAGATTTTAGATTTTCTTTGGCGATAAATAACGAAACCTCATCATTCATTTCTTGAATTTCTTTATCTTGTCTTTTTTTATTGTTTTCAATGGCTTTATCTTTGGCTTTTTCAGCATCTTCTTGTGCCTTTTTTTGGTCCTCAATTGCTTTTTCTTCTTTTTTGGCTTTGTTTTCTGCCAACTTATCGCTGAAATTGTTTGCTTTTTCGATTACTCTTGAAGAGGCTTCTTCGATTCCATAGCGTTCAACTTGCAATTTTCTCAAATCATCGATATAAGCCTGGTCCAAATTATATTTTTTCTTGATACTTTGAGCATAATTAGCATTTCCTTTGGCTAATTGTACCATATCTTCCTCAGAAATGGTTTTCCCTTCAGCTAAAACTAATCTTGCATTAGCGATTTTTTGATTGTTTACTTTCAATTGTTTTCCTACGCTTTCCTCTTCCAGTTTTATTGCTTTGTTTAGCATACCCATTCTCTCCTCTTCTGAAAGAGTTCTGTTTTTTGACTGGGTTATTAGCTTAGTTATTTCTGCCTGTGCTTTTGCAGTGGATAGTTCAAGCTCTCTATCTGCTTTTACTACGTCTCTTTGAGCTTGTGCTAGTCTCAAAGCTTCATCGGCTGCTTTACCTGCTTCACTTGTAAAACTTGAAAATACTTCGCCTAAAGATTTTGTACCAGTTATCAGCGCAAAAATACTAGACTTGACTACTTCGAAAACTGCACCCAAAGCTGCCATTGCATCTTTAATCGGGTTGATTACCGGTGCAAAGTTTTTGAAAATATCATAAAGCAAAGTTGCCACTAAGACAATGGCTGCTATTATTGCACCAATTGGAGTTGCGATAAATTCCCAGGCTGCCATCGTTGCGCCTTTCACACCAGTCATTATTCCTTTGAAACTTTCCGTCAATAGTTTTCCAGTTCCTCCAGCTGCTTGACTACGTTCCATAAAACCAGAAAGTCCACCATTGAAAGGATTTAATTCAGCTAATGCTCCTTTGATAGAATCTTTATAGTTTCCAATATTCATCTTTTGCTTTTCAGTTTCAGAGGAATTTGCTTTTATATATTCTGTATTTTGGTCCAGCTTAATATTAATTTCTTCAATAGCATCTCTTCCTGCTTGTGTTGAAGTTGTAATTTGCTTTTTTATTATATTAAGCTTTGTATTTTGATTTGTTGCTTCATAAACTGATTTGGCTTCTTTTCCTAATTCTTCATTAAGTCCAGCTACTCCAGTGACTGCTTCTGACAATACTTTCTTATTAGTTGAATATTCTGAATTCAAACTTTTAAGCGCTGCATCATTTTCTATAAACTTCCTGCTCTGTTCTTCGGAGGCAGTAGATAAATTTTTTGTAGTACTTTGTAAATCTTTCTGCTCTGCTTTCAATAATGCAATTTGCTGGATGAGTTTTGTATTACTATCCAGCAATGATTTTGTATTGATTTGCAATTCGGCTATTACTATTTGCTCCGCCATAATTTATGCTTCTAAAAAGTTAACGAATAGTTTTATTTTCCAATCTGATGTAGATATAGATATATTGCTAACCCCCGCGTCAGTTGTCCCATCATAAGCAGTCATAATGATAATCTGGTCATTTACCATAACTTTGATAGTATCAATATTTAAATTATTAAATTGAACACCTATACCTTGCGCTGCGGTTCTTCCACTGTCTACAGGATAAGGAGTTGGGGCAGTCACTATATCGCCAACTGCAAAGCCGTTATTTGCGGTTTTGCATTCGAGCATAGCTATTGCTTCAAGTATGATACTACCAGTAGCTAATCCAGTATCTACACTGTAATTTCTATTAGTTATAAAAGTGTCTATACTCAAAACTTTTATACTTGGTTTTAATTTTGCATAATTTAACAAAGCTATTTCAACGTCTCTGTGTTCTGCTGGTGTTATGTTTGAAGCATCTGCTAAATTGAGATTAATTAGAGCTTCAATTTCTAATGGTGTCATAATTTTTTATTTAATGTGAATAGTCGTTTGAATAATCGAATGAATAATCTAGTTGAATTTGTTGTATTTCATTAGGTTGGTTTAGTCTAATGAGTTCTACTAATGTTTCTTTCCCAGGAATGAAACTATTGATTTTGTTTAGCATAAAATAACCTGCTTCTTGTTCGATATAGTAAGGGACATCGAATCTTATGTTACTTACATCTATGTTTTTTAACCACATTTTACAAGTGATTTTTAAAGATTTATTGAGTATTTTAATTATATCAGGATAGTAAAGTCCAATTATTTCTAAGAAACTTAATCCTTTGAAACTCTCCACTGGAGCCATAGTTATCATCAAAGAAGTTAGAATAGATTCACTTCCAATGGAAATTTCAGTATCGAAAATTTTATTGATGCTTCGTGTAAAATAAAATCTATTTTGAAGTGGTTTGTACGTAACTGTTCCGTCATCTTTTGGCTCTTTATCCCATAACTTATATACTTTTGAAACAAATCCTAAATTATTACTTGAAGATAATTCTGGGCTGAAAATCTTTGATTGTATTATTGTTTTGAAGTCATCTAAGTTTTTATTATTGATCAATAAATAACTATCATTATAGTTTGATTTATCATCATTGTACTTGTAACGCATGTAATTTTGTTGTGCATAACTTCCAGAAACATAAATTTCTCCTTCTTTTGAACTAACCTTTGGTGACCAATCTATTGTATTTTCAAGATTAGTTATTTCAGAAATGGTTTTGAAATCAAAAACATTTTCATATTTTTTTTTGAACAAAGTCAATCCAAATCTCCAAATGATTTCGTCTAAAAATTCACGAATTGTTATGCCATTGAGTTCTTCCAAAAAATCAATATTTAAAGAATTATATGTTTTTACAAGAACTTCTTGAAATCCACCACTGATAAGATACCAGCTAACAATGCCAATAGCCAAACCGTCAGGAACTAAACTAAAACTTATCACATCTCCGATCTCTAATTGTTTCGATACTTTATCTCCAGAATAATCTACTCCATTAATTGTTGTAACTACTATTAAATTAACAGCATATTGTTCACCATAAACATCCTCTCCTTGTGCTATTGCATTGTGTGATGCTGTTATATCAACATATTGAGATTTTGTTGAAATTAAATTAACTTGGTCAACATCTAAGGTAAATCCATCAAGTATTGAATAAGAAATTGCTTGAAATGAAGTTATTTCTTGCGTACAATCGTTTGTTAAAAATGTATCTGTAGTTCCTAAATCCGACACCGTTCCTTTTGGATAGGTCATCCATAGACTAAGGTAATCGGGATTAGTTTTGAAACTACCATTTAACGTGAAGCCTATATATGATTCGATTTGACTTACAAGCCAGCTCGCTCTAACACTTGGTACCAAATAATCAATATTGATTTTATTAGTATCATACAGTGCTTTTCCGTTGTAGTCTGCTAGTATATATTTGTATGGTTTTGAATCATCAAACGTCGATACAACTTCTGCAAGAGTTTTCGAATGAGCTAAAGCAGTCAAATCTAAAACTCCCATTGTTTGATTTTCGATAGCTTTGTAAAAATCTAAATTACCATCATACACGTAAATCTCATAACCTTTATTAGAACCTTTGGTAACGTTGGCCCATCCCTTATAAATTAAATGCAACCCAGTATCGGCATCAATCAAATCGAATTCATTTTTTTGATATGGAATGTTGCTTTGATTCCCTACAAAATAAACAAACTCCATTGCCTTAATGTTATTGGCCGTTAAAGGAGCTGTGAAAGTATTTGTAAAATTGCTTTGACGACTTTCCAAACTAGCAATATCATTGACTTGTTTTGTTTGAGCTATCGGTTTGGAATCAGAAATCTCAAGCTCTTGACCGTTTATGTAAGCAATATAACTCATAGCGTGCGTGTGGTTCTTGCAGGTAGTTCTATTTCAACTTCTACATTTATGTAATTGTATTTTGGATCTTGAATCTTTGTAGATTTTTCTTTGATTCCAACTTCTAACCAGTTGTTGAAGTTAGAAACTGTGTTGGGTTCTCCCGTGAATAAGTAAATTTTAGGGCTTTCGAATAAATCAGAAAGCAATAACATATCTCTTTCGTGGACATCATCATTTACAATTGTTGATTTCTTGCTGGAAACTCCAATATTCAAAGTGGGACTTAATGTATCTTCAATATTATTGAAATCATTATTGATTTCTCCTAGTGCTTTTGGCGTTAAAGTTTTTTTCCCTCTATCGAATAGCCAATAGTTCCATCCGCCAAATCGATTAATCCATTTTATGTAATGCTTTCCGGAACAGTTTGGAATTATTTTTTCTAAGATGATTGTGTCATTTGTAGTTTCTTCACTAAAATTTAAAGAGTTTTCTCCAGGAGTTAAAAGCAAAGAATAATTTTCATTTGTACCGTCTGAAATAACAAATCTATTGATGATAAAAGGGTCTATTAAATTGTTTATTGTATCTGTATTACTTGAATTTTCTATATTTATGGTGGCACCAAGAGTATAAAAAGTAATATCAAAAGGATATCCTTCCCAATATTTCATTCGTGGAAGTACAGATTTAACTCTAGGAGTCAACACAAATAAGTCGTCAAAGTTTACTACTGGATATGTTTGACTAAATTCATCAACTTGCAAGTAAGCAGAAATCCAAGACATGTTTAAAACTTTTGTTTCAAATGTGGAATTTGTGAAATGTATTTTAAGCGTGATGGCATTTTGTAAATATATTTTTGACGTCCAATTGTAATTATAAGTTGGCAGCGCAACGTTTAAATCATCTTTGAAATTGTCAGTATTGATAATTGCAGAAATGTAATCTTTGAAATTGAAATAGAAGCTTCCATTAGGATGTGGATAAAGAACCACATCAAAACCTAGTCCGATTATTTCAGCTTTCGCCGGAACCAATACACTATCTGAATTGAATCGAATAACATTATTATTGAAAGCCATTAATAATTTATAAGATGGATCTGCTGTTGTAAGTACTATTGCCATTATGCTACTGCTTTTAATTGTTCAATTAATCCGTTTGTGATGTAAGTCAAATTTATTTCTCTGATTTTATCAATGATACTTTGTATTCTTTCGGCTGTGAAAACTGAACTTATCAAATCCGTTCCACCTTGCTTGAAATATTTTGTTCCTTCTTGTGCAATCTTGCGAGCAATCAGGAAAGCCAATGAACTAATTTTAATTTGTTTTCCGATTCCTGCAATGCCTTTATCTTTTATCCATTGCTCTATTGCTTTTATCGGTGGGAACTTCCCGGGCTTTCTACCGAAAACCAATTGTTCAGTATATTGCACACCGTAAATTCTAGCAATATATAAATCTTGACTTCCCAAAACATCAACTTTCAACGAGCTTTCCCATTTTCCTGAAGCTTTCATTTTTAAATCATTATGCCTCTTTATCAAATCCTTTTTAATGGCTTCAAATTCTACGGCTAGGATTTCATTAGTTGTCATAAGAACTGAGTTATTGTGAAAGCTACCAGTACACCATCAAGATTATCATCAAAGAAGTTTATAATATCAGTTGTAACCGATTTAGTTATTTCCAAATCGCCACCGCATTCAATTAAGTTTCTAAAATCATTCCTCAAATATTCCTTTTTAGGTAATATACCTAGTGTAAATTTTCCATCAACTCCATCATATTTCTGGTCTAAATCAGATTTGGATAATATCATAAAATGTCCTGTACTAACTGGCATAACTGGATTAGTATTATCCGTTGAAATTGGGTCCAAAAAGAAATACCACTTAGGATCAGTCTCGCTTTCAGTCTCTACTAGATTTTGAAAGTCGGCACGGCCATAATTGAATACCCAGCCAATGCTTTCGGTTTTGGTTTTTAATACTTCTACTAAATCATTCATTGATTACTAGTTTATTTAATTCAACGTATCGTTTGTTTATATCACTGGAAATCTTTTGATGCAACATCAAGCTAAACACTAGATTGTAATTCCAGTTCTCAACTTCCTGAGGAGCTTTCCCAAACTTTTCGCCAAATGCAATCAAAGTGTTCATCTCTCCAAAAATATTCAAGTCATCAATCCCTGCATCTTTCAATTTTGAATCTGGAGTTGATGATAGGTTTTGAATCTCTCGATCATAGATGTTTTGAATCTCCTCTTTAATCCAATTCAGCGCATGGTAAAACTCAATCACATTTATTTTATAAATTTCATTTTGGCTCAGTCCAAAAATGGTTTTGAATATCTCAATCATGTTTAAAAATGTCGGTTGCTTCAAATTCAATTTGATTCCTGCCACTTCTCCGAAAGTTAAATCAGTTAATGATTCGATTCTATCATTCAATGGTATCGCTTCTAAATGCTGCAATACTTTATGATACTCTTCGAACCTATGATTTTTTAATTGGAACAACTGTCTGAAAGATATTTTTTGTAATGAACTCATGAACTATAAATTTTAAACGATTTGTTTGTTTTGATTTTGAATTGGTGCCATGCGCAGTAACCTCCAGCTTCAGTAACGTGGTCATGTCCGCTTGTTTTATCTGGAACTCCATTTTTATAAACCAATTGCTCCAAGCTCTCTGTATAAGTTGGACAAGTATTTGTATTAACAAAATAAGAAGCAACTCCTTTGTTATCTTTGAAAGCCATGTTCATAGTGGTAACTCTATCTTTCACGGCTGGATTACTTTCATCAACTACAAGTTTGAAACCAGCTTTCTTTAAAATTTTATGGTCAGTTGTAGAACTTGAAGTTTTACGGCTTTGACCACTTGCATCAGGATAAACTACAATCTGATGTCCTTTGTATCTGTCTTTTAATATTTCAGACATCTCATCAGTATCATAAGCATTGACCACTTCGTCAACGGCTGTTAGTTTTAAGCCAGTAACTACTCTATCAACAACGTGAATAACTGCACTCATTTTTGTGACGTTGAAATCCATCCCAATGTGTAGCACATCCTTTGGTTCAATGATACGATTACTATGGTTTACCAATCTATTGAATCTATGATAAACGCTTCCTGTAGTAAGATTGACAAACTCACCATTTAAATAAGCTTCTAGCTGCTGCTCAGTGTAGCTCATTCTCAAAGTATCGATGTAACTCTCAGATATAAATGGATTGTTTTTTGTTTTGGCACGGATCAGTTTCTTCTTTTCGTGTGGCTTTTTAATAAAGAAGTCGTACAGGAACTTGAAACCCTCAGGAGTTGAAACGAAATCTAAACAGTTAGGCTTTCCGTCTGGAAGAGGAATACTTAACCTTGCAACAACTTTCACAAATACATCGTTCATGTGAGATATAGATAAGATATCCGCTTCGTCAATCAAACTATATCCAACTTCATAACCAATGATGCTATCTGGATTATCCATTGAGCGCAAAATAATGCGCCCATATGAGGTTAAGAATTCGTGGTCTGTTTTGTTAAGAACGTATTTAATCCCAAGTCTATCCAAACAAGTTTTAAACTTGGGATAAGCAATATTTTTAACCAAATCATAAGTTGGTAAGTAATAAGCAACGTCAATTCCCGGGTACTTTAATTTCTTCAAAGAAGTTTTGATAACACCAGCCTCAGACTTGCCTGAACGAAAACCGCCAACGATTCCTGTGTGAATGAATTCGCTTTCGATAAATTCGGCTTGATGCTCTAGGAGTTGCATTATTCTTTATTTTTTAAAATCGTAAACTCAATTGGTTTAACTGCTGTCTGAACCTCAATATATTTTGGAAGTACAATACCTTCCAGTTTGATGATTTCCTTTTCAACCAACATAATAGCAGAAATTCCAGCAGGCGATCCTTTGTGTTGCTGTCCGAGTGAACGCTTCAATTGTTTCAGCTCTGCAATCTTCAAATCACGTTTCATTTGAATACTGATACCTTGAATTTGAGACCAGCTCGAATACGCTTCTTTCACATATCGCTCAGCCTGTCTAATATCAATGGGCCACAACTGTAAAACTTGTTTAACGATTAAACGGTCAGGAACTCCTTCGAGAATCCATCCTTGAATCGTAAACAATCTATTGTTTTTCTCAATCGCTGTAGCTCTTTGTTTTGCCATTATGCACTTGGATACATTCTTTTGATTACTTCAATGTGTCGCTTCAATTCATATATCCTATCACGCAATTTGATAGCCTCTCGCTCACGCATTATTCTAATTTCGGAATCAGTTTCCGCAATTGGTTTAGGTTCATAAGCTACCAAAGCATCTTCATTTATGCTTTTTTCTTTCTCTAGATATTCAAGTATTGTATCTCGCATCTCGATTAATATTTTATAGTTTGGATTCATTTGCAAAGTCTTTTAATGTTAGTTTACCGTTTAAGTGGGTAAAGCTAATATCAATGCTTCGTTTATTACAATAATTAACATATCGTTGGATTGCTGATTGAACATACATAGGCTCAATTTCTGTGAATCGACCACGTCTGTTAGTATGCTCGCAAGCGATTAGGCAAGTGCCGGAACCAAGGAACCAGTCAATGACAATGTCGTTTTCATTTGTTGTGTCAAGGATTGCATCGGCAATCATTACTACAGGTTTTGGGGTTGGATGATTCTTTAGTTCGAATCGGTCAGGATTTGCCATTGAGGTGGCGCTCGGATATTTCCAAACATTGGATCGGATTCTGTTTTTAAGTTCCAGGTGCGAAAGATGTTTGGCAGCTTCTCCATTCTTAAAAATGAAACACCATTCGTTATTATTTTTATAGAACTCACCGCCCTCATCTATTAAATCTTTTTGCCAAAGGGCTTTCGATTTCTCATCCGAGAATATAAAACAAAGCTCGTGCTGTGCTCTGTAGAAACTTCCATTGGCAAACAAATCCTTTTCCCAAACGCAAACTTGTTTTGGTTGAGGATTACCATACACTCTTCGAGCTGCTTCTGTCATATGCCAGCTGTGTCGAAAATCCATAAAGATGTAATGAATTGCACCCGGAACGGAATTATTAACCGATGTGGTCATAATCAAAGCAAGGAACTTAACAAACTCCTCGTCTGTCATTTCACCAGCGCCCATAGCAAAATCTTTATGGCGCTGTTCATCTTTGTTCGTGAAGAAATTAGCAGGTAAATTATAAGGTGGATCACAATTGACAATTCGTGCTTTATCATCTTGCATCAAAGCTTTGACATCATCATCGCTGGTAAAGCTTCCACAAATCAAACGATGTCCGTTAAGTTGAAATACATCTCCAGGACCAACAATGATATTTTTATCATCAACTTCAACAAATGGCTCTTCTCCGTTTTGAGTGTCAAACAAATCAAACTTTTGCTCAAAGCGTTGCATTGAAAACTCTGGAATGTTAATCACATCTTTCAAAGAAGGAATATCAAGATTGAAGTTTGAAACGAAATCAAACAATCCTTGTTGGGTAATCTTTGCATAAGCACTGGAATAAACCAAAACCAATTCGGCGGCCTGATTAATATCATCGCAATTCATAAAAGTGGCAGGAAGTTCTTCAGGGATTTTATAACCAAGTTCTACCAATGAGCACAAATCTAAAAATCTATGCTTTCCATCCAAACAATAAAGTTTACCATCATTCTCCCAAACCTTAAACGGATCAACAAACTGATACTTAATCAATGATTCCTTTAGTTTTACGTCGGCATCTTCAATCCACTCTTTAAAATTCTCCTGCTGGATAAATTCTAAGTCTATCCATTTGATTGGAATTGTTTTAATTATTCGCGAACTGATTGTAATTGCTTCCATAGATTGAATCGTCTTTATTTGACACAAATATAATAATAATTTATATTACTAACTGAAATAAAAAAAGCCTCTCATTTCTGAAAGGCTTTTGATATATTGAATTGAGTCTTAGCAATCGCTTCTAATCCTTGTTTTTGTCTTATGGCATAGACTGACAATTGGTATTCGATTAGTTTCTGACAAATTACTTTTGGAATAGTTAGTGTAATTTTTCTTTGAAACCTTCCAACCGACATCGTCATTTGTTGCTTCGGATGTAATGGGTTTGTTTACCTCAAAGGATTTCACTTTGAATTCTGTTTTGATTTTTGCATCTGTATTTACAAATACAACTTGGTAATGATTTTCTACACTTACAGCATTAATCTGGGTTGTAACACCTTTGATAAATTCTGTTTTTTGCTTTTGTTCCGGCTTGGTAGTAGTTGCTCCAGCCGTGAAACTCACCATACAGATAAGAGTCATAATGAACGTGAAACTCGTTTTCATTTTTCAAATATATTAAATTTAGTAATACAAATTATTACTAAAATGGAATTTTTAATTTTTCAGGTTTAGGGATTAAATCTTTATACTCCCTATTGATTTTTTCTTTGATTGCATTACGAATGAATTCTGCAACATCTACATTATAGGATTTCATTTTCTGAAGTGTTTTCAGTTGCGTTTCTGAAATGCGGATAACCTTTGTTTTGGTGTATTTTTGCATAATTGTAATACATTTTATGCTGTTAGCGGATAGTTACTGGCTATGTTAGCTCAACTAACCGCTTATTGAGGTTTTTAATAATTTTCTCAATTCCTTCTTTATCATTTTTCACATTGATAAATAGGTTTTCTTTTCCGCTGGAACTTCCAATATTTCTAATTGTATTTTCTTTAAAATAAGCAAACGATACATCTAAAAATTGATGCGTAATATCTTCTTTTGCGCCTGTCCACATTCCTTTTTCTGTATTCTGTTTTCCTAAATAAACTTTGTCTGATAATGGAGAATATCCAATTCCGTTTTTTGTTGCCATAATATTTGTTGTTGAATAAAAACACAGCCAGTAACATATGCTACACAATAGCTGGGTTTCGGGTTAAATTTAAAGTCTGTTTTGCACCTTTTTAATCTGTCATTATCCGAAGTTTGGGTGTGTGCTTTTCCCAGCCATCGTGTAGCATCCGCCGTTGACCGAAGCATTGATTTTACTAGGTTTTTAAAAATGCGAGATTTTGTTAGAACCTCGCATTTTTTATGTTTATGCTTTCTCTAAAACCACTATTTCAGCTTTGATTTTTGTGTGAGCAAAATCCTCAGTCATATCTTCTGAATAAATGATGTTGAATTTTTCAAGTATTTCAACTAATGCCTTTGGTTTTTCTTTAAGCATAAATCCTTTTGGCAATAAAATAATTGCTTTTCCATTATCAGCCAAAATATCTAAATGCAAACGTTCAAAGAATTTAGTAAGCTTTGGAACTTCATAAGGAGGATTAGAAACAACCCAGTCATAAAGTTCTACTGCATCATTTTCGTAATCACATCTTTCAGCTATGCAGTCTTGAGAGAAATTATACAAGTCAACCATTTCCTGGCTAAAATCAAATCCTCTCACAATGAATCCTTTTTCTCTAATTGGTTTAGAAAGCATTCCGAAACCGCAACACATATCCATTACCCAAGGTCTACCATTTGCTTCACCTTTTGGATCAATAAAATATTTGTCTGCTAATGATGCAATCCTTTGTGCAGTTGCTGGCGGTGTAAAGAATTGAGAATGATAAACACTATTCTTTTTTTGATACTCGATATAGGTTTCATACAACCAATCAGTTCCTGTGTAATCAAATGGAAGAGTACCGTGCTGTTCGTGATACATTGCAACTTCTAAAGGATTGGCAGGATAAGTATTCTTTCTGTTTTTGAAGTAAGAATTATTGAGCGCATACTTTTTGTCTACTCTATCAAATTCCTTAACATCATTCACAAAATGCTTAATTTCAACTTCATCTTCTGTTCTTTCCGGAGCTTGCTTTTTTGGTTCTTCAATAGGTTTAAAAGCTTCAATTTTTGCTTTTAAAGCTTTTATTCTAGTATCAGTTTTGTCCATTCTCACATCAGATACTGCTTTTTGATTAGCAATTATTTTGTTTATTTTCTCCGCTTCATAGTGCATTAGGGCTTTTGTATAACCAAAATTATTGATGTTGGTAATGTGTGAACCATATCCTTCTGGAAGTATTGACAAAAAGAAAATTCTTTGAATTTGATTGTACTCAAAATTTGTGAAATGTCTATCTTCAAGAGTTTCTAAATTAAATTTACCTACAATCTTTTCTACTTCTCTATTGCCAAAATAACCCAGTTTAGAAATCATAGCCAAACAAACAGCATCAACTTCAACTTCAAATAACCCACCTATGATAGTTTTAATTTCTGACGTATCGATTGCGCGAATTTCGGTCCAAACTTTCTCGCCGTCTAATTCTACAGCTCTGGCTGCTCTCGTTTCAATTTTAGCAATCTCTTCTTTAGCTTCAATCTCTTCTTTTGACACTTCTGTTATTACTTCAGATGTAGCTTTACGATTATTCACTGAATCAACATCTTGTGGTTTAATCCAAACATCTAAATAAATTCCTTCTTTAATTCCAGTTACTCCGAAAGCTTTCACGCAATCCCATTCATTGCCTTGATTGTCCTTTTGTAAATGATCATACCAAGTATATTGCTGGTAAATGTTGACTCCAAATTTTGAACAAATATCAATTATCATTTTACTTGGTTTATTCCAACCTGCTACTAAGATTATATTTTTACCTTCAGTAATAATTTTAGCAACTTCCTTTTCTAAGAAAGCGTCGTTTTTGTTATCAAAACAACTTTTATCAAAGCATCTATCTTCTGCCATATCTTCAAATAGAACAGGATTAGCTCCTGAGCGTTTTGGGCAAACAGTACAAGCACATGTATCAGTAAGCAGCTTCTCATCTGCCGTGTCAAACTTTGCTTCTGTTAACAGATAACTATCATCTTCGATAGTTTCTTTCAAATCTGAAATAGTACCATACTCAGGTATGCCTTCTCGATATGGCTGTGCGTTTTTGTAGATATCTAATTGTTTAAATTCGTCACATCTTGCAATCAGAATGGCGTGACCAATTCCCAAATGACCAGCGATAAAGTCGGTTCTAACATCATCGATGAGGTCAACCAGTTTCAAACGTTGCGCTATGAAGCTTTCAGCTTTTGCCATCTTTGCTGCAATATCAGCAATGGTATATTTTCCTGAATCAAGCATCTTTTTGAAAGCATCAGCTTCATCGAGTGGATGCACATCTTTTCTTTCCAGGTTCTCCACAATTTGAAGTTCGAAAGCTTCGTCATCTGTTAGAACTCGGATATTTGCAGGAATCTCTTCTAGTTCTGCAAGTATGGCAGCACGATAACGTCTCTCACCACACACTAACTCAAATTGCTGGAATCCTTCTTCTGGATCATTTGTCGGCCTGACTAACACCGGCTGTAAAATTCCGTGCTCTTTTATGCTTTGCGATAATTCCCTAAGCGCATTCTCATCAAAATGCTTTCTTGGATTTGTTTTTGACACATCAATCTGATTGATTGAAATAACCTCTAAGGTTTGATTGTTTTTACTCATTTTTTCTAAAATTTGATTATTTATTGTATGCTATGTAAATTCAGGATAATCATTGCTTTTTACTATTGTTGTTGTAAATGGAAATTTATCTTTAGGCACCTCACTTATCATTTGCATCAGTATTTTTGAACTAGTAAAAACAACATATTTTGTTTCATTCTTTTCAATTTGTAATGTCAAATAATCTGAGTTTTCTTTTTTAATTGATTTGTCAATTTTAAATTCAAGTACTTTTATTTCTTGGTTTAAAATTTTATCTAATTTCAATTTGTCTCCAACAAATGAGTTGGGTTGGGCCTTTATTCCTAAATCTTTAAATGCGTTCATTTGGTATTAATTTTTTTAATAGGTGTTTTGAATTGCAATGTTTAGCCCACCCGAAATAAGCGGCTATTGTGGCTTTGTTTTTTGTTTTTGATATTGCTTTGGCAAATCTTTTTTTGATTGATTTCCTAAGCAATGTGTGCGTGTGATAGAACTTATACCCAACGAAATCAATTCCACGTGCTTCAACTGGGAATACTTGATAATTCCCTTTTACCTGAAGCTTTAGATTATCATTCAAATAGCTTTTTATTTCTGCCAACAGCTCGTGAAGATGTGGTTTGTTGTTCGATAGAATAATAATATCATCAGCATACCTGAAGTAATATTTCACTTCTTTGTTTTCTTTAATCCAGTGGTCAAAATAGGTCAGATAATAGTTTGCAAAATATTGACTTAAATAATTTCCTATTGGCAATCCATCGGCGCTATCAATAATTTCATCCAACAACCAAAGTAAATCCTGGTCCTTAAACTTTTTTCTAAATAGCTGCTTTAGAACCTCATGATCTACATTTGGATAGAACTTGACAATATCTAGTTTCATACAGTACTTTGTATTCTCCTGGTCCTTCAATGCTTTTTTTAAATTATTGGCAGCTCCGTGAATTCCCCTTCCTTTGATACAACTGTAAGTATCAGCTGTGAATAATTTGGTAAATATTGGCTCCAGAACATTCATAACAGCGTGATGGGTAATGCGATCAGGAAAGTATGGCAATCTAAAAACTAGCCTTTCTTTTGGTTCAAAGATTTTGAAAGTGGTGTATTCTGATGTTTGGTAATTCTTTTCAAGCAACATCTTATGAAGTTCTACAAGGTTTTCTTGTGGATTTTTATCAAAAACCTTAACACCATATTGTTTGGCTTTGCCTCTGCGTGCTTTCGCTTCAGCAAGGATTAAGTTTTCCGGTGAAATAATTTGTTGGTATATATTTTTGAATCGTTTCATACTTTGCTTTGATTGGTTCGCTTTCATTTTCATTACTAACGAACCTATTAATTTGTATTTTTTTGCCATGTTGGCAAGGCCTGTGATGTATAATATTTTTTAGCTCAGGTGCGAGCTGACATTCGAATTCGTATTCCAATTATCGTAGTCGTTGTACGAAAAACTGACGCCTGAAGAAGAACTACAGCAACGACATCACACAACCTTAATTTCCTATTCTTTTACAAAATAGATTTTGTACAATTCTTCAAATTGAGTTCCTGCATACTTCGCTTTTTCTCTTGTTTCAAAGCAAAGGCGCGAGCCGACAGTCGAATACGCACGCCAAAGATCGTAGTCGTCGAACGAAAAACCGACGCCCGAAGAAGAACCCATCTCAAACCACGGATAATATTTCCATTGACTTGAATCTGTCCAATCTGGTACCCAATCACCATTGATAGCTTTGGCGATGATTACCAATTTTGCGTGTGCAATCATAGCTTCTCTATCTGTTGATGGAAAGCTTAAAAAATCTGGAATTACTAATTCCGGCTGTTGAAGTCCAATGGCATTGCAAGCATCTTCAAATGTTTTGATTTCTGTGTAGTTCATTTTTAAATTGTAAAAAGTGGTTTATAAATTTCTTGTTCAAAAAGTTGTCCAGCGTGTTTTGCTAAATCAGAAGATTTAAAGCAAAGGCGCGAGCCGACAGTCGAATACGTACGCCAAGCAACGTAGTCGTGGTACGAAAAACCGACGCCCGAAGAAGAACCCATCTCAAACCACGGATAATATTTCCATTGACTTGAATCTGTCCAATCTGGTACCCAATCACCATTGATAGCTTTGGCGATGATTACCAATTTTGCGTG